TGGTGAATCATCGTGTATATCATCATGGGTATCATCAGGAGTTCATTAGGTGAATCATCATGGGTATCATTAGGAGTTCCTTAGGTAGCATTAGGTGAACCGATAAGGGAAGCAGTGGTGGCTATGTATCCAGACAGATAAGCTCAGGGTGAGTAACACACTTACACCCATTCGTAACACGCCCAGCACACCTCAGGAGCCACAATGACACCATTGGTAACACACTAGGAGCCCATCAGGTGCCCTTGGTAACACACTTTGGACCAGCAGTAACACGCTGAGAAGGATTATCAATAGGAGGCCAGCAGGTGGAACAGCAGGGGCCACGGGGGGACCGGCCTGTGCGTACATCCTTAGGTGCCCTCTCACATTTTTCACCCATTTTGCAACCCCATGGTAACCCTTCTGATCCCTCTAGCACCCATTTTGGACCCCTCAGGTGCCCACAGAGCCATCCTACAGTGGAACCCTACTCGATCATAAGGTACCCTAGTAGAGCCCAGGAGGATTGATCCTAGAGCCACACTCAGAGCCCACCTGAGGAGCCCAGATTTCCACCCCATAGTAAACATCAGGTAAGTCATCTGGAACGCCTCAGGCGAAGTCCTAGATAGGATACTTATATTATATTTAATAAGTAGTTAACTATCATGGGATCACCCCATGAACATACCCACAATAGCATTAATAATAGGGACAATCTTCTCAGCACTAACGAGGATTTCATCCATGGTTACCCCACTCTGGGAACCTAAAACAATAGCAGCAGTAGCAGCCACAATAGCCAAAGTCTTCTTAGAAGGTTTGACCCTAGACAGCACAGTTTTAATATCAGCCATATGATATACTCCATCAATAAATATGTTATAGTTTCACCCTAAGGGATGGCTTAGTGCCTCTTGCGGGCTCTCTCTTGGATAGACTTAAGATCATCCTTAGATTGATTCTTGTGTTTCCAATAAACGGCATCTTCATCAGTTTCGGTATATGTTACCCCACCAATGTTTGTGGTTGACATACCCAAGAGGGATTCCATAGCTCCCTCTAACCAATCCTCAGTGACCTGTTCAATACCATCAGATACTGAGATATTCATAAGGTCCACTAAGTGACCAACACCAATAGCCAAACTATCAAGTCTATCATCAGCTAATAGGGCACCACGCTCTTTGGTGATTCTGGTAAGCTGATACATACAACAGTACTTAATTTCATTCAATCTATTGGCTGTCTCAAAGTCATCTTTGATACACTCAGGGGTACACACGAGGCGATGATTAGTTACAACTGGTTCAAGTGTATCAATGATACGTAGTTCCTTCTGTCCTTTAGACTTGACCTCAGTGAGTGTACATTTATGGTTCTTATTAAGGATTGGTTCTAAGAGCTTCAAGAACATACCATCACCAAAGTTACCTTCTACAACAACTTCATGAACATTCCAAGATTTAGCAAGCTTAGAGAGTTCTTCAAGGGTTTCATCAGAGTACCCACTCTTTAACCCACCAACCTTCATAAGGAATATAAAACCATTAAGATAATAAAGTATACTATATCCTGTCTCATCCTTACCACGACCTGAGGGGTCAACAGCTAGGAGTCTATAGGTGTATGGTAATACTTCCTGAGAACAGTTATGGTAGGAATGATACGCATCACCACGTAAGCCTACCATAGGTAGGTCTTCATATTTATTCTGATGGTTAGGTAGCCATACAATATTCATAGGAGCAGCTTCCTTAGGGAAACTCGCTATGATTAAGTCTCTCAACTTAAGTGGGTACTTATCAGCATCACTGAGGGTAGTATCAAGCATAAACTGAAGCATGAAGCCAGCACGTTTATAGGATAACTCTCGCTCACATAAGTCTTCCTCATCAAACCGTTGAGGGTCTGTTGGCTTCCACGCAAGCCCATCAGGATCACTATCAAACTTCTCAGCAATGAATGGAGCAAGTTTATTGCCGTATGTCTCCCTATGTTTCCTATCCAATGGGTACCTAGCTGGCCATATAAGTGTAGTATAGCCACGACTCAATAGTTCATTATACAAGGTCATCTCCGTCTGAGGAGTACCAAGATACAGGATAGTTCCACCCGGTTTAATAATAGCGTCAAACTCCTTAACTAGTTCAGCCAAGCGTTCCCTCATGGTTTGCGTGTAGGAGTTATTTGGAACCTCTACGTCATCAGCCACAAGAACATCAGCACGGCTACCAGTAAGCTGTCCAGTGATACCAACCGATTTAACACTAGGGGAGTGGTCAGGTTTACACGGACCCACATCGAAGATATTAGCTGTGTTACGTTGTCCCGGTCCAGCCCTAAGGTGACTCAGGAACGGTAACTCATTAATAATCTTCTTGATAAAACTAGCGTTAGCATCTGCTCTATCCTTTGATGCGGATACAATCATTATCTTTAAATTAGGGTTTCTCCATAGCAGCCATACAACAAAGGCACAGGTAATGAATGACTTAGCAACACCACGAAACCCTTGTATGATGAACCTATTGGATGGAGGATTAGCTAGTGTCTCAGCCATATCCTCTTGAATAGGTGTAGGCTTAGGGAGCCCAATAGCCTTCCATACAATGTACAAGAAGGTAATAAAGGACTCCTTAGCCTGTTGGAGAAACGCTCTTTCACTATTGGAAAGATCGTCTATCGAACTCATTGTGTCTACCTACACCAACTGACAGTGAAGTTACCACTACGTTCAAAGGTAATCTCAGCCCTACGAAACTCAGGTTCCTGTACCTCAGTATAAGACTTCTCAAAGGCTTCCTTAGGTGACCAAGAAACATAGCCAGTATCATACTGAACCACATATCCTTCATCCTTAGGGTTCTCATCCTTAGGGATTGTCCAGCCACGCTTTTTGTTATACTCACCACGAGTCATAGGCTCGGCCTTAAGAATCTTAACACCAATATATTCTTTACTCATGGTTCCTCCTTACTATTGATAACTTTCCATCTGTTCTTTGACTGCCCCAATGAGTTCACTGAAGGCACTCTTATTCTTGCCCTTCTCACAATACAGCATGTCGATACCATTATCTTTAAGGAACTTGATAATCTGACCGTATAGCTGAGGGGAACGCTTATCAGGATCACGGAGGTCAGCCAACATAGTAGCAGCTACCTCACTATGAATTTGAACAAGGAGCCCCTCAAGGGCACTCTTACTTTCGTCAGCTAGGTTACTAGCGTCATTACTCATCCTCTTCAATCTCCTTATCTGAGATGTTATGTAGTGAACATCCTATTGGCATCTTCTGGTCCTCCTTTCGTCTTCCATAGAGCTTCCTCATGTGATACTTAAACACACATTGATCCCTATGGATACGAAAGGTCAGGGCTACACACTGGATGAATATGTAAACAATGGTTAGGATGATAACCCAATCATTAAGTTCAATACCAAACAATGTGAACCCTGACACTACTACAGGAGGTACAGACTTGATAACTTCATTCTTGAAGTCCATCTCTATCATGTCTACCTCTACCCTGCCTTAATTGTTTCATGTACTCTAATAGTGTCTAGGAACCTAGAGAAGTACGCTGTCTTTTCATATGGGTTCATATTAGTTACTCACTAGGAGGATTGTACACCCAGAGCCTCGTCTGTTCTTCCCCCGCTTTCCTAAGTGCTTCAGAAAGCTGTTCCTTAGTGACCATCACAGGGGTGTTGTCAGCGAGTACCCAGAGGACTGTCTCGCCCTCCAGAAGCACGGCGATGGCGCGGGCCATTCTGGTCTGACTGGTTTCATCACCATCGAAGGTCTTATCCCCGACAGTTACCTTGATGTTGTCAACGAGGGCTTGACGGCCAGCCTTGAAGGCATCCCGTTCAGCCTTTGCGTTAAGCTCATCAACGAGAGCTTGGTTTACTGTGATTCTACTCATGTTTGCCTCCACCGAAGCCATCGGGTTCACTGAAGTCTACTACAAATGCCTCCTGCGGTACGTCCCGTGGAAGCTCTGTAGCGTCTACGATGATGAAGGGTTTACCTGCGGGTACATCTTTGATAGCAGTTGCCATAGGGTCGAGTGCCCCAGTAGGGGCCATGATAGCTACAATGCCAGAGTCTTGTGGAAAGAGAATTACTTTAGTCATATTGTTTCCTCCTAATAAAATACTACAAGGTCAACGGCAGCAGGGTTTATTGCAGCGTTGTTTTCTATGGTGGCAATAAGTGCATAATCTGTCCCCCTAGAAACTATGTGAACACCAGTAGAAACCCAAGTAGTGACCCGTCTATATTGTACGACACCAGTCCAAAACTCTTCTGGAAGCGGTGTTGTAAAGTTTACTCGGAAATAACCAGGAGCCGTCCTAACTACACTACTAACATTGCCACTATTTCTAATTGTTGGAGGTGTAGTTGAACCATCAAAAAAGACTCTAGCCCTACAGACATACATAGGCGCATCCCCAGGAGCTATAATCTCGTCACGGTTCAGCTTACGTTCAATGTCATTCACAAC